ATGCCCTTGACCGTGCGTCTGATTAGAACGTTTGGTGCCATCAGACGCATCTTCTTACAAAAGTAGTCGTACCACAGACAGGCATTTGAATGCTCCATCTCTGCCGTGATAGCCGCCTTGTTAAGAGGCTGCTTCTTGAAGGAGTCAAAATCTGACTGACACTGCGTACAGAAGGGGATGTGCCCTGTTGCAGGGTAGATCCAAGGATCGTACTCATCCTCTGGCGTAGTACTTACACCGTCCTTCGTGAGAAGGTTGGCGGCGACATACTTAGCCGAGACATAGCTTTGAACTTCTGACATCTTGACTTTGATGGGAACAGGTTGACTGAAGTGACTGCCTCAAGTCAAATTTACAAGGGCAATAAAAAATAAATAAGTGTCTGGTCTTACCCAGAGATCGCAGTGCCTCTCGGCTGTCGCCGCTACGCATCGGCGCCTAGTCGCTACCCGTCGGTAGCTTCCAGGGGTCAACAACAACTAAGGCGGGAGCACCAATCAATTTTTCAGGTTGGCAGTAAAAAGGAGGTTGCTCTCACAGTATGTCTGTTATCTGGCGCACTAGCATTAAAAAATTTACTCTTGACCTCTTCAGGTCTGGGATGGGGCAGTCGCGTTGCCGAAATACCAGATCAATACTGGCGCCCGCCTCAGCAGGATAGGCTGCAGAACGTGACTCCCATTATCACGCCGCTGCCACACCGTTGACTGAGGTAGCCGCGCAATTCAATTTTACATCAAAATTGAATGACTGCGGTACCCCCTCATCTGTAGCAGTCCAATATCCTCTCATACGATATTCAATTTTATCTTGAAATTGATTTGCGCGGGTACCTCAGTCAAACCTAGACTAAATAGCCTATTCAAATTGAAAAAAAAATTGAACTGATGACCGGCTAAAGGTACCATTGTCCCTGAAAAACAGCAATAGCCCGAAATGTCCTCTTCTACCGATATGAAGTCCGTCATCCTGAGCACGCTGAAGAACCTGGAGAGCCAGGTTGCCGCTCTGCGCGCTGCCCTGAACGAGATGCCCGAGATCTCGCCAGTGCAGCCGAAGGAGAAGCGTGAGCTCTCAGCTGCCATCCTCAAGATGAACGGCGAGCGCGGCGCCATCTTCGAGGAGCTCAAGGCAGCCTGGTGCTCTGCGCACCCTGAGTACGTTGCTCTGGATGTGGAGGCTCTCAAGAGCGCAGTCAAGAGCGGCGCAGTGCCGGCTAAGCCGCGCTTCTCTGAGGCTCTCCAGGAGCACTCTCGCCGTCTGCGCGAGGGAGATCCGGCGAAGCAGGCGAAGTACGAGGCGTACCGCAAGGTTGCAGATGCAAAGACGGCGAAGATCCAGGCGGCTCGCGCCGCTCCTTCTGGCTCGCCGCCTTCTGCGCCTGCCTCTGTCGTCGAGCCGCCTTCGGAGAAGAAGGAGCGCAAGAACCCGTGGCTTGCGCTGACGGAGGAGCAGAAGGCGGAGCGCGTGGCAAAGATGACGGCGGGCAAGCTGGCTAAGAAGGAGGCTGCTGTTGCCCCTGTCGCTGTTGCTGTCCCCCGCGCCTCGAATCCCTTTGAGGATGCCGCTGTTACAGAGGCGCCTGCCTCTGATGCGGAGAGCTCCACGTCGAGCAAGAAGCGCGGTCCGCCCAAGGGCGTGAAGCTCTCGGAGGAGGAGCGCATCAAGCGCGCCGCCAAGGCGAAGGCTACGCGCGATGCCAAGAAGGTCGCTAGTGCTGCTGCGGTGCCTCTGCCTGCGTCCCCCCCTTCATCTAGCGCCAGCTCTGTGATCGTGGACGAGATTGACGAGGAGACGTTCACGAAGCAGCAGATCGGCTCAAAGATCGTTTACAAGAACGCACTGGGGCATGTGCGTGCGTACACGACAGAGGGTGCTGGCATCTGGCTTGGCATGTACGACCTTGTCAAGAAGGTGATTGACGCGTCTGTTCCTGAGCCGGCGGAGTAAGCAGAAAAACAATAAAAAAAAAAAAAAAACAAAACATATAAAACAACAAAACAAAAGAAAAAATTTTTTTGTCAGTCGCTGTAATGACAGTAAAATTGAACTCACGAGCGCCCCTGAATTGACTGTCCCCCCAAAACATCAAGAAAATGTCTTCCCTCGCAATCAAGCAGATGATCGCCACGCTGGAGGAGCAGCTCCAGGCTGGTCTTGACGTCAAGAGCCAGCTCGACAACCTCTACAAGCAGCGCGACGCTGAGCAGAAGGCAGTGGTAGACGCTGCTCTTGCCGCTGAGCACCAGGCAGAGCTCGAGCAGAAGAAGCTCGACAAGAAGATGAAGGTCAAGCGCTACGAGCCTGAAGTGCCTGTGGCGCCAGCTGGGCGCAATATCAAGTGCTGCGACTGCCCCACGGAGTTCTTCTTTGCGCAGAAGGAGGAGGAGCTCTTCGCATCAGAGGGCATGCAGCCTCGCAAGCGCTGCGCTCCGTGCCTCCAGGCAAAGAAGGAGAAGCAGCTTCAGCCGATTGAGCTTGAATGCACTGAGTGTAAGGGCACCTTCATCTTCGGCGTTGGCTCGCAAAAGAACTTCAAGACGCAGGGCTGGGCAGCGCCTAAGCGCTGCTATGACTGCCGTAATCTGAAGAAGGTGAACGAGGCTGCAGCTGCGCGCAATGCTGCTGCGCTTCTTGAGGCTTCCACTTCAGTCACAGTGCCAACAGAGACATTCATCGTTGGCGACGTCGTGATCCCTCTCGTGTAAAGATAAAACAAAACAAAAACAAAACAAAACAAACAAAACAAAAAAAATTTTTTTCAGATAGAGCCATAGTAAAATTGATTACAGTCGAAATCAGTGGATTACTGACCCCAAAAAAATCAAGATGCCATTTACTCTCAATACTTTCACACTTGAAGAGCAGATCGCTGCAACCCAGCCGACGGGTAAGCATCAGCCAACTGTCTCAATGATTCTTGCAGACGAGGAGAGTGGCTGGCTAAATCAGCCACTCAAGGGCAACCAGACACTTCATGACTATGATGTGGCACAGGGCGTCATTGTTCTCGATGACCTGATGAAGCAAGAGATGGCACTAGAGAAGAAGATCCCCGAGCTCCAGAAGGAACTCGCAAAGCCCGCGAAGGAGGGTGGTGGGCGTCTCCTGACGAAGAATCAGCTCAAGGAAGCCTATGCCGCGCTCACTCTTTGTCGTGTCCAGATGACTCCTGCGAGAGCCGCATTAAAGAAGCACTCTACGCTCCAAGATATTGCGGGGAAGGAGCTCATTGCTCTCCGTTATGTTGTGAACGAGTACAAGAACAATAAGGACCGTGTCTGGCTGGAGAAGGCTGTGCATCTCGCATGCGAGTCAACGAACGAAGTCAAGGGTCTCTCGCCATCAGTTAATACAGATGATCAGAGCGCTTGGTAAGTAAAATTGACTAACAAAAAATACAAATAGAAAGTGGGAGGCGTCCCCATAATCACCGTACTATTTAGCTCCAGGGAAGTGGTTATGCGAGCATCACGTGATGTCTATAAGTGAGTATACAGATATTTAACCCATCAAAAAAGCAGACATTTTTACTGTAAATAAAATTGAACGCCAAAAAGCCGGCAACTAAACTGCTCCCTCAATAGAAACAAATGAAGTACACCGTGAAGCCGCTGACCTGTCTCGACTACAGGACAGCGAAAGAGACGTTTCTTGATGTCTTCGACAGTAGTGAATTTAGGGATTTTACTTCCGCTTGGAGAAACAGAGTCAGAGAAGAAAGTCTGGGTGTTTACACACATACAAATGAGCTCGTCGGGTTTGCCCTGGTTGATTACCAGAGAAAACTCAACTTCATTACGATCCACCCAGACTACCAGAAATACAAGTTAGGTACACAACTCTTACAGAAGATTCTGAAGAACTGTATTGAGAGACGTAAGGGTATCTCCCTAATTCCCGTTCCCAGCGACCACGTGATCGCATGGTATAAAAAGAACGGCTTCTACGAATCAGACACGTATGAAGCCGTCGACGGAAATCGTTGGATGCACCTCGGCTTTCACACCTATGAAACAAGAAGGCAGGCACCGTTTCTTCTGTCGCTGACCACCAAGTAAATTTGAACCTATTTTTTACATACTGACTAGTAGGAAAATGACAACAAACAGAGGAGCAAACGCATTCAAGTCGGGTATGGAATTTGAGGGTAGTCTTTTACAGACTTTAAAGCGCACGTACGATGTCGAGAACGGAGATTGCCTCTGTGCTTTCGATGCAGTCGGAGCTGGAGCAGGAGAGGGAATTGATGTCCCCTTTCATTTTCGCGGTGGCTCTTATGGCCTGGAAGCGAAGACTCTCAATGCATCCGAGGGCGGTCAGAGGAAGTTCACTCTCGTAAATGGTGTTATTCAGCTTCCAGATGATGAGCGCACAAAAGTACACAGGGCACTTTTGCCAGAGAACTTTATTCTGTGGGATGGAAAGGTCCCATCCTTTATGAAGGGCGACCGCACTCAAGAGACATGGAACAAGGAAGCTGCCTTCTTCCGTGATGTCTACGTGACAGCTTCACCGACAACGATCGCCGACTTCTACAAGAAAAAGGGCACACATTACATTCAGATTGAGGGTAAGGGCTTGTATCATACTGGCGAAGATCCCTGTAACTTTGGAGTTCCGCTCTTCTCCTGCGCCTCTCGCCTCCGCATTCGCTGTAAGCGTCATCATGGATCCGTACCTGGAACCGTCATGGCTGCTCTTAACTACAACAAAAATACTCTAGTAAAGTCACCATTCTGCCTGATGAACGGACCTCTCCCACCTAGTCTCGCCCAGCTCAACTAGGAAAGATGAGAACCTCTGAAGATTCTTTCGTTGAATTCATACCATACGCCCAAGACACTTTTTCTATTTTACACGCTTTGTAGAGATCTCTGATATATTGACAATCATTATAACAGAGAACCCAATCCGTTCGTCCCTTTAGTAATTCCATTAGACCCGAGTGATTAAATCCCTCGTGCATGTCGCCATCGCGACCATAGATGTATGTACTAATATAATAAGGCGGATCTAAGAACAGTATTGTATCGCTCGTTTGGGGATGCGACAGAATGAACTCGAGGCAATCCTTGTTCTCCAGACTAAGACCTTTCAGGTCTAGGGCGCCGATCTTTTTGACCGAATTCTCTGTGAAGCGTTTCTCACCTGATTCGGCTGAATAACCTCCGCAGAAGGTTGAACCGCTAAACGACGATCGGTTAATTACAAAGTATTTTGCGGCGACACTGATCGGGTCTAGATCAAGAAGAATACTTTCACGAATAGCGGCAAACTTTTCTTTGGTCATCGGCTGATATGTTTTTACAAGAGCCTGGAGAGCAGCGGGTTGCTCCTTACACATGAGCCAGAACGTGTAGAGAGGCTTAAACAGATCATTCGTAATTAGTTTGTACCCGAGCGACAACATGTGAAGCTCAAACGAGCCGCCGCCCATAAACGGAGAGAGTAGCGTCTTTTGTACTGGAAACCGTTTCTTTATAAGAGGCTCCAGGATTTTGATGGCGCGCGTTTTTCCTCCAGGATAGCGAAGAGGTGATGGTGTCATCTGTACCTAGTCTCTGGAATTTTCTAACGTCAATTTTTTAAAAATTGATTTGCTTTTTGGGCTGATGGGTATTGTGTCGCGGCGGCGACAATGGCGCTATAGTCTAGTGGTCAGGACAGGAGGCTTTGAACCTCTTAACCCAGGTTCGATCCCTGGTAGCGCCATTGTGCGAAAGCACGAGAGAGTTGACAATCTCTTTCAAAAAATGTTATAACGAGGATGTCCGAGTGGTTAAGGAGACAGGCTTAAGATCTGTTGGCGCAAGCCTCGTGGGTTCGATCCCCACTCCTCGTATATAAAGTTCGGATGGTCTTTTCAAAACCACCACTCCATCCGATATAGTCTAGCGGTTAGGATAGGGCTCTTTCACAGCCTTGACCCGGGTTCGACTCCCGGTATCGGAACTTAAGTTTGGTTCTTCTTTCCAAAAAGAACCTGGTGATCGTCCGACCCCAAGGCTCCGAACAGCAACCTTTAATAATTTCCTATTAAATGGAGCCTGCACAAAACGCTCATAATTCAGTGGTAGAATGCTACACTTCCAATGTAGATACGCGTGTTCGATTCCCGCTGAGCGTAAAGAGTTTGGTAGTTCTCTCTAAAAACACCAAGCAACGAAGATGTCCGAGTGGTTAAGGAGACGGTCTCAAGATCCGTTGGAGTAATCCGCATGGGTTCAAATCCCATTCTTCGTAAAGAGTTTGTTCGTTCTCTAAAAACGAACCCAACCGCGTTAGCTCAGTTGGTAGAGCATCGGGCTTTTAATCCGATAGCCAAGGGTTCGAGCCCCTTACGCGGTACAAGAGTTGATGAACTCTCCAAAATCATCAGTTAACCGGTTTAGCTCAGTTGGTAGAGCGTCGGCCTTTTAATCTTCGGATGTCAGCCGAATGTCGCGGGTTCAAGCCCCGCAATCGGTAACAATTACTTTTTTTTACAAAAAAAAATTGAAGGCAAAAACGCAACCCTTTGAGGCTATGCCAAATAAAAAATGGAGACAGTCTACACAGTTGTCGAAAACGGAGATGCCTATCCGTTTGCCTTCACAACCTACAAACAGGCAGTAACTGCAGTAAAGACTAAACATAAAGAGGCGCTGGATGAGGATGAAGAACGATCCAAGCTACCTGAGAATCAGGGCGAAGTCTCATGTAATGAGATTGATGTACCAGAGGCTAAAGAAAGAATAACACGTTTGTATATTGAAAAGGGAATCCATATTGAGATTCATAGGCTTCCTATCATAACAAATAACACAATTTATACATTGGAAGATCTCTTCACTCTTGTATCGCGCAATTCCTTCCATGTAACTGATAAACAAAGAAACCAGCTCTTTCAGCAGATCTGCACTGAGCTTGATGAGCGATACAGCGTTGAGCGTCCTGCTCTCAGAGAGATGATGATGAATATACCTGAACTTAGACTGGAAGAGCACTGTAAGGAGTGTAATACGCCCATTCCTGAACAGGAATCAGAAGATGAAGTGGAAGACCCCGTCCTCTGTTTCAAATGTATGCATAGTCAAAAAAAGTAAAAATAAAAATTGAGCCATGCCGCGGCATAAAGTGAGTTGCGCACCTGTGGCGTAGTGGATAGCGCGTCCGCCTTCTATATCTGGAAGTTTAGCGGAAGATCGTGGGTTCAATCCCCACCAGGTGTACCATTGCCTTGATAGCTCAGTGGTAGAGCACCCGCTTTGTATAATACATAATAGCGGTAGGTCCTGGGTTCAATCCCCAGTTGAGGCATTTGCCCTTTTAGGGCTCCAAAGCTCTCATAGCTCAGTTGGTAGAGCGCGGTGCTTATATTGTCATGATATACTAGATGCAACGCCGAAGTCCTGGGTTCAATCCCCAGTGGGAGCAAACTTTTTTTTTGATGTTTTACATCTAAAACAAAGTTTATATGTCTTATTATTATGAAAAGTGTATTATGTGCTTCTAATCATGTTAAGCACTTAGATTCGTTCTTATTTTTTTTAAACTCAGATTTATGTCCTGAAACAGATGTACCTATTGTTCTACGTTATTATGATGAAGAACTTCTCCCTCCGTCTTTCATATATTATAATACAGAACAATTAACATCAAAAAAGAATAAGTTAAAAGTAGACTATATAATAAACTACATAAAAAAGCACAATATAAAAGAGGTTTGGGATTATAGTAAATCAAATATAGAACTCTTTTTAAATAATTCTATTGTTGCAAAGTATGTTCCATTACAGACACCTAAATCGTATTCAGATAAACTACAAAACTATAGAAATGAAGGAATTGTATATGATGTTGGATTTTGTGGGTCAGTAACTCAAAGAAGACAAGAAATTTTTAATGAGTTAAGAAAAAATAATATTAATGTAAAAGTTATATATCCAGTATTCGGTGAGGAGAGAGATAAAGAGTTAGCTAAATGTAAAATACTTATAAATATTCATGCAGAAGAAGACTATAATATCTTTGAATCTTCTCGTTGCGATGCCTGGTTATCTATTGGTGTGCCTATTATTAGTGAAAATAGTTTGGATAATGATCCCAGATGTATTAATGTTGAGTATGATCAACTAGTATCTAAAGTAAAAGAGACATTACTAATAGAAAAAAAAACAAGTAAAATGTCAATCTGCCTGGTGATGATAGTAAAGAATGAAGAGGAAGTTATTCGTCGTTCGCTTTCAACAGTACTACCTTTTGTAGATACATGGTGTATTGTTGATACAGGTTCAACAGATTCTACAATGACAAAGATAAAGGAGATTACAGATGAGTTTTGTATACAAGGTACTCTATATCAACGTCCGTGGAAAAATTTTGGGCACAATCGCAGCGAAGCACTTGAACTTGCCAGACCACTTGCTGATTGGAGTATGATGTTTGATGCCGATGATATTTTCAAGGGGTTTGAAGATATGAAAAGGGAAAATAGAGTTGTTTTTTCTAAAGATGTCGATGTGTATAATTTAACAATTAAAAGAGGTAACATGACATGGTATAGACACGGATTTTTTAATAATACTCGTATGTGGCGTTATATAGGAGTTGTTCATGAGTATCCTGAGTGCCCAGGTATTCAAAATCAAAAAACAGTACTTTTAGATAATTTATATATAGACGCGAGGACAGAGGGAGCAAGGAGCAAGGATACAGATAAATATAAGCATGATGCTGAATTATTGGAGAGAGACCTAGAAGAAAATCCTACAAGCGAACGATCAATGTTTTACGCTGCCCAGAGTTGGCGAGATTATGGAAACAAAGAAAAAGCCTTATATTGGTATGGTAAAAGAGCAGATACAATGACTGGTTGGTATCAGGAACGTTATGTTAGTCTTTATAATATGATAAAACTAACCGATTCTCTTGAATTGAAATTTCAATATGCTTGGAGAGCACTTGCTGTTTGCCCTAAACGCCTTGAAGCAACATATGAAGTATTACAATATACACGTTCAAAAGATTTATGGAGTCAACAAGCTTATGCTCTTGGATATATTTCTAACAAGGAGGCTACAAGAAAAGTAGATCAAGGATTTTTATTTTTTGATAATGCTGTACATAATTATGCTTTTGATGATGAATTTGCGATTCATTGTTATTATTTACGTAAGTTTGAAGAGTGTGCAGAGTTTGCATTTAGAGCTTTACAGAATGCACCGCCCCATCAATTAGAACGCATTAGGAAAAATTTTGAATTTTCTATCATAAAGAGGTCATAAAAATTGAACAAAATATTTATACAAATGAAATGAAATAAAATGAATGACGCCCTTTATCTTACACTCCAAGTGTTTGGGAAATCCCTCGGAGTAAAGCAGGTTGTAGTGATTTGTCAGAGGTTTATTCTTGATAGTATTCCTTCTGAACCGGTGCCAGTGCCACTTCCAGTAACAACAGCAAAAAAGTTCAAGATAATTAAGACTGTTGTAGAAACAGAAACAGAAGCAGAATCTCCAAAAATAGTTCTACCAGCTGTAAAATCAGTGAAAAAAATAACTCCTGTAAATACAAATACATTGAATCGCAATTTCAAAAAGATGGCACAAGAGACACACTTTCTCCCAGTCGGAACAATTCTTATTATATCAGAAACCGATACGAATCCAGCTATCTTTGCCACGGTTACGAGAACACCCTTAGGTGCTCCCGCAATTCAGCCTTCATGGGACAAGAGCAAATTCTTTACAGGTACATTAACACCACCAGTCATGTTCTTGAAGGAAGCTACTAAACACTTCAAGATCATGTCATCAAAACCGGTTGATACTAGCAATGCGTGGAACAATGTTTACAAGCGAAATACGGACGGAACAAATATTTCTCTAGCAGATCTTTGGAAACAGACTGTATCTTAAGTCTTTCTTTCCTCTACATTTGTAACAGTACCAGGTTCGACATATATATTAGCATTTTCATCTCCTTGACCAACTACATCAATATGTATATCAGACAGTGTGTTTGTTCGTATTAATTCATTACGAGCTGAACGATTTTTTATTTTATTAAGAACCGCGTCCGCTTGGGCGTTCTGTTGTTTAAGTAATTTTACCCAATCAGTGGCATCATCTTGATATTCAGATTCAGGCTTTTTCATCGCGCTCATCACAGCCCCAGATAAGTCGTAAAGTTTCTGTTCAACAGCCTTCTTAATCATTCGGTCAAGATCAGGTACAATCGCTTCGCGCATTGTCTTCTTTTTATGCATGAGCATGAGCGCTGCCTCTCCAGAGAGCATACGTAGACGCGCACCCCTATCCTCAAAGACACGCGTATGTTCAAGTCCGTGACAGATTTCAGGCTTCTTAATATCAGGTTGATTCTTGAATTCTTTCTCAAACTCTGCAATAATTGAATCAGGAATAGGAGGTGATTGTTCAATAAGTCTGTCAAGCTCGGCGCGACATATTTTCAAGAAATCCATGGCATCAATACGCTCAATTGGATTGATTGCCAATTCAACAGCAATTTGTCTCTGAAATTTACCCCACGAAATTCCAGCTACGCGGTGTGCTTCACTGCCCTGAGCATATCGCAAGAAGTTTCCAAGTGTAGTTAAAATTCCGGCAAAAATAGAAACAATTCCAATGCCGGCACCTACATAATTTTTTAGATCAGGGTTATTTGGAGGTATAAAACTTCCGAGGGCAAAGTTCGCTGTTCCCGTCAGTGTTGATAAGATAATGACAGGAATTGTAATAGACATATTTAAACTGGAATACTTCTTTTCGCAGCGGTCATGTAACCAACGATAGCAGCCAGCCTTATCAGCCCATTCTGCCATAAGTGTCTCTTGCTCCTTCGCCCAACCATTCAAAAACTTCTTACGCGCAGGTGATGCCACATTTCCAGATAAATCTGTAATAGAATTAGCTCTAGAACGATTATCTGTAGGTGTTGTCTGTGCTGACATAGTACTCTATTGTAGAATAATTTATTTTTATTGATCAAGTGCCACGACCACGAAAGCCACCACGACCACGACCACGAAATCCACCACGACCACGACTCGTCGTACCGGTATCGCCTTCTTTTGTATCAGAACCAATCGCCTTCGAGCGCGCCTTTTGCTGCAAGCCAGTCTGATAAATTCGTATTGCTGCTTCCTCCGTCAAACTCTTCGGATCCAATCCTTCAGGTAAGCCAACAAACGCAGGTTTCTTTCCTTTAGCAGTCGTCTTTTTAAACATAAAGACGCCGTATTGTCCCGTACGAAATTCGAAATCACCCAAACTGTGAAGAACCGAATTCTTCTTGGCACTTAAGCGTCCCTGAACGGACTCAACTGTATCATCTTCCTGGGCGGGAATACGAATTGTGCCGCATTGATAATATTTACCAAACGGTCCAGACTTGAGAAGAATTGGCTGCTCTTCAAACTCGCCCCACGCCGCTCCTTCGGTACCAAGAGCCTTCTTCTCTACAAACGCAATCGCCGCTTCCTCAGTCAAGTCCTCGAATTTTAGTCCCTCAATCCATCCATAGAACGTCGTCTTCTCCTTATCGCCTGACTCGTCCTCCTTCAACAGTATTGGACCCTTCTTTGAAAGAACCGCCTTCAGACCTCCAGAAAATTCCTTCACACGACTGTTTTTTGCGTCAGCGCCGGCTCCAGCACTTTTTAACTTTGCTACAGTATCCTTATAAGAAGACCATGTATCTCTACATAACTGTTTCCATGGTTCCTTTCCTTCTGCAATGCTATCTAGGCGCGCCTCCATTCGACTCGTAAACGCATAGTCAAAGAGACCGGAAAACTCGCGCAAGCAGAAGTCGAGAATACGAACTCCCAGGTCTGTAGGAGCCAATTTGTCCTTTTCCGCACCCACTTTCTTCGTCTGTTCTACCTCTGTAGGAACCAACTGTCCAAGCGTCGTAATAAGCAAATGCTTGATTTTGATTTCGCGAGCAGGATAATTCTCTTTCTTTACATATTCCTTGTCCAAAATGGTGGAGATCAGCATTGCGAAGGTGCTGGGACGACCAATTCCCTTCTTTTCCAATTCTCTTACAAGTGTTGCCTCATTGAAACGACCGGGTGCCTTCGTAACAATAGGAAAGGCTTCTAATGAAGTCCACTTAACCTTATCACCAACCTTGATACCAACAGCTCGAGCCCAAGTCGCCTCATCATTTTCCTTTGATTCCTCCTCATCGCCGTCCAAATTACTCTCGCTTACACCAATTCGTTTCCAGCCGAGAAAGGTGATGCGCTTCCACTTCGTGACCCATGGAAATTCAGAGGGATCACCATCCGCAAGCAAGGTAACAGTATGTTCCTCGCCCTTAAATGACGTCATTACACTTTGAAGCGCGCGATCCCTGATGAGCTTGTAGATACGCCGATCGACAGCTGACCAGTCTTCTGTCGTGGGAAGATCTGCCGTTTCAAAGTGTGTAGGGCGAATGGCTTCGTGTGCTTCCTGGGCTTTTACATCACTACTGCCTGCCTTTTTCACTGGAGTGACCTCGTCAGACTGTACGTAGGCATCGCCGAATTCCTTTCGCAACAGTTCTTTTGCAGTCATAGTAGCTTCGCCAGATAGAATCGCGTGATCCGTTCTCATGTAGGTAATATGTCCAGCCTCATAGAGTCTCTGCGCAATCATCATGGTCTTCTTTGGATTACAGCTGAACCTAGCAGAGCCTTCTTGCTGTAGCGTGCTAGTAATCAGCGGCTTTGGAGGCGACATTGACCACGGCTTAGTTACAGCTGATCTCACAGTCCCACCGGCGTCATTGTGAATATTTTCCAAGAAATTACGAGCGGATTCCTCATCGGCAAGATCATCTACAAGAGTTGCTGCAAGGACTATTGTTCCTTTTAGCCATGTACCGCTAAGTTTCCACGATGTTTCGCTTGTAAATCCCGTGATCTGTCTCTCTCTTTCCACGACGAGGCGCAGTGCAGGTGTCTGGCAGCGTCCTGCACTCAGAGCATTTCCTACATGAGTCCAGAGAAGCGGGCTGATTGTAAATCCGACCATCATATCGAGAATAGAGCGCGCCTGCTGAGCATCAACCTTGTTCATATCAAGGAGACGTGGCTCTTGTACAGCCTTTACTACAGCTGCCTTCGTGATTTCGTGGAACACGGATCTCTTTGCTTTCTTTGGGTCCAATTCGAGAAGAACAGCTACACTGTACGCAATGGCTTCGCCTTCACGATCATCATCTGCCGCTAGGTAAATTTCCTTCATGCCTTTTGCGGACACCTTGATTTGCTGAATGGCTTTTGCCTTCTCTTTCTGGAAGGTGAAACGAGCATCGAAGTCACGATCCAACCCGATAGCATCAAGTTCAGACTCGAGCGCTCTGATGTGCCCCATACTGGCAATGACGGTCCATCCGTCTCCCAGAAACCCTTGAATTTTTTTACACTTTGCTGGACTCTCAACAATGACGAGTGACATTTGTATACTATTAAGTATTGTGTAAGTTCAGCCCAATTTTATGTAGCCGAAAAATTGAAATGCGCCGCCGCACTACAATATGTAGTCAAAACATAAGCAAAAATGAGCAACAACACGTCATTTCGTGCGTGGACACCTCAGAGCACTGGGCGTCCACAGACGACTACTGGACGTCCACAGACATCGTCTCGTAGTAATTGGAGGCAAACAAATGTAAACGATTTTCCTATTCTAGTAACGAGCGTAAAGAATACACCCTCTGTTCCGTCTACACCTTCCTTGGCTGCGCGCCTTGCTATTGCCATTAAGAATGACGAAGAGCAAATTCTTGTAAAGAAGCAGCTTGAGAATAAGGAGAAGGAGAAGCAGAAGGAGGATAATTATATCCATATTCTACCTATGTCGCAATATGGGCGCGTGAAGTACTTAGCAGAGAAGAGAATCAAGGAAGAGAAGAAGAAGGAGGCTGAGGCTTATGAGCATGAGTATCAGTGGCAGATCTCACGAGAGATCAGCCGTGATGTCTTTGAGAGTGAATATGCTTATTCAATTCCCCTTTCAACTCACCATGAGAATCTACATGACAATAATGAAGATAGTGAAGAGTAAAAAAAGAAACACAATCAAAAGGTAACAATTCAAACGAACATCATTTTGTTTTTTATCTATAGCTAAATATTTTTCTTTCATTAGATCAAGTTTAATAATTTGGCAATATGAATGTGATGATGTATGTAGTTCAGTATTACTGAATACGAGACATGGTAAACCATGTGATTCAAAAATAACATAACCGCTTTGTAAAGCGTTTAAATTATTATGTGTTGTTGTCCAGTAGTCTAGAATTTTATGAATAAGGTTCTCATTTTCAGTTGATACGTGTAACGTCATTGGTTCAGCCATTTTAGTGTAGAATGTAGTAGATGAATATGAAAGATCATTGGAAAGGGGGTATTGAGTAAGAACTGTTGTTTTTTTTACATAGGTTGTTGACTCGTCGAGTATTGTTTTTAGATCAACCTCTTGATTAACTAAAAAATAATTATGGATGAACTCCATTCTAGGTTTAATGTTTACTTTTGTTTAACTCAAAATTCATTTAAAGTATTTATTTTTGTATTTACAGAAACATACAGATGCCATAAGCCTATGGCAAGTGTAAGTGCAACGATAATAACAGTATAATTAGGTCCTGAAGGCGGTACCTTTGGATTTAGATGCTCTTCAAGCGTTTCCTTAACAGAATCGGAGATGGTTCTGGGTCTAATGCTTTTGAAATCACTCTCCTCTTCATTCTCGGCGTCGGCATTATTAGCGTCGGTATCATCAACATCACTCTCTTCAGGACTCAAGTGTTCCTCGATCGCCTTTTCAATCATAGCATTTATTGTTAGTCCCTTATTATTCTTTAGGGCAGAGCAATCGCAGTCAGTACACTTCGCTGTGCAAAGAGGAGGCATTTCAGAATCTGACATTTCTTCCTCTTCATTTTCAAGGGGGGGCATATCAGTCTTGACGGGTTCAAGCTCAATTCCTCGCCACATTTCGGGCTCTGCAGCAACAGCAGGCTCTAGACCAGCAACCTCTGTATCAAAATCGACCGGCTCAGGCACAACAGGCGCGGCAGTTACAGGCACAGCAGGCTCAGGCGCGACAAGGTCAGGCGCTGTAAGATCAACAGGAACTACAGGAGTTTCAGACGCAACCTTAAATACTCGTGACTTTTTTGACACAGAAACAGGCATAGGATCACTCATTTTCTACATTCCTGTAAGCCGAAAATTTCCTCAATTTTACCGCGTGTTGACTTGAGCGCCTTCGACCATATATTTATTCTTCCACTCTTCAACTGTTGCATGTTTTACATAAAACCCAGGAAAGATTTCCATGACACTTCCATCATCTCCAAGACGTCCAGTTGAAATCCGTTTTCCATTTAAATGAATCCGAATGAATACAGGCTCTTTTTTTATCTTGGAGTCACATGGATCATGACCATAATACCATCTCTTATTACAGTGTTCACAATGTTGTTTTGAATTAGTCATACTACTTCTGAACAACATAATAAATCAAATTTATGCTCTGTATTTTCTTGATACTCTTGCTTTTCTTGCTGTAGTCTTTTTATGTTTTTGTGTTCTACCTCTTGGCAATCGTCTACCACCTTCTGCCTCTCTATTTCTTAGTTGTCCACCACGTGAACCATTAGCACTAGGAGCAGGAGCAAGGGCAAGAGGAGCAGGAGCACTAGGAGCAGCGCCAGTACCACGAAGAGGTCTAGAAGTAGCGCTTCTCGCAAGCGCATTAGCAGTAGCCTGAGCAGCAGCCCTTGAAATCGCATTTGCAGCAGTCCTTTCTCTGGCAAGAGCGTTCATTGTCGCTTCTCCTCTCGCCCGTTCAACAGCAAGGTCTTTTGCGGCGGTTGCATTTCTAGCTACCTGTTCTGTTCTCGCTTTCGCTTCCCTCAGTTCTCTTTCTAGCGGTTCTCTTGCTCTTGCAATAGCTGCTGCCATATTTGTAGCTTCTTGCGCTTTTTGTTGTCTATTGAGTTCCGCTGCGGCTGCCGCTTCTTGACGTGCTTTAAGCGAAGAACCTACAAAAGCAAATCCTTTTTCAAGAAGTGCCCAATCGGTTCCCGCATCCGCTACAGAAATCTTTGAAAGTTCTTCATGGTGTTTTAGTATAGATTGAAATGATGCTAATTCGGCTGTATATAATCCCTTTTTCTTAGGGTCTGTTTCATCATATAAACCTATCATCTCTCTTAACTGACCATACTTCGTTTGTAAATTAGTCATTGTGTTAGCATCAATCATTCTTGATTTTCCAGAAGCAATGTTATGAGAAATAGCTTCTTTTAGAATATCCTCTTTAGATTTTTTTGCTGCCTCTTCTCCAGTTCCTGATGCCTTTGTAAATTCTGTCATATATCTGGTAGTATAATGAGGTAAAAATAATCTAAACCAATCTAAGTCTGTCATTTTATATTGAGGAGGAGGTGCCACACCAGGTGCCGCACCAGCAGTATCTCTTATAAGAGCCACAGGTACGGGTCCAGCCTGTTTAGGCTTACGACTTTCATCGAGTTTTTGATCAAACTGTAGCTTGTCTGCTAATTCTTCCATTATACTTATATCACATATCTTGGCAAGTTCTAATATTATTTGTCTGTTTAAATTATTTGCTTCTGCTGATCCTGCCTCAGGTATTTCTTGAACAGCTTTTCCGTCAACAACTTTAGTTATAGATGTTAAATTTATTTTCATTTGTTGAATATCAGGCAATATGTATTTTTTAAAAATGGCGCACATATATTCAGTTGTTGCCTTTTCTATAGCAGCATCTAAACCTGTTTTTATGTTTTCCATTTTTTCAACAAAAGTTTCTAGTTGAGTTATTTCAGCCATAGCATCTCGTAATTGTCTCCATTCAGTAGTGGTGTGATTTAAAGAACCACGGGCACCAATAAGCGTTGAAGAAACAAGTGCCAAATCTCCTGTACCGCGCGCGAGCCATAATCCTGTTCTTATTGCTGACCCCCCTGCTTCCATTCCGTAACCGGCGACTGTACCCAATCCTCGAACGACTTGAGTTCCTCCCTCGCCAACCCATGATTGCCAACATTGTACATTAAATAAACTTGACTTAGAACATTGTTTTTGTTGACCCGACGGGTTATACAGCCCAAGAGTTACACATGAACCGATAAATTGAAGGAAAGTTGTTTCTTCTCCCATTCTTTCTTGAAATTTTTTATCTACTTCGCTGCCCTCGCCATTCCCTGATAATAGGTTTATACCAGTCATTTTCCATTCTTTCTCAGGATCCGCAGGTACTCTAGGTATACATTGGTTTTGACCATGATGCCAATTCATATTTGGCGCGCAAACCTTTGGTCTACATTCAAAATCAGATGCAGGGTTCTCTGCAAGATGCCCCCCTCCCACGGCTTCTGCTTCTGTGCGAGGGCGAAGTGTAGAAGGTACAGTTTGCGCAGGTGTACATCCTACTGCCCAACCCAATGTACCACAATTTTGTGGTATAACATAACCTGGCACCATTACTGTTCCATAATTAAGTGCTGCGCCCGTTGAAACAGGACGCGATTCAATGCCGCACACTGGTTGGTTTTGGTACAATTTTGGTTGAGTTGCTTGGACAGTAGTAGTAGTAGACGTAGTAATTACAGGCTTTTTACGAATCATATTCGGTGTAATCGAATCAGGCGTATAACCACGCCTCATAAGGTGAAATGCCATAAAACCTAGATTTGATACGCCTGCTACTCCACCATATACGCCTGCTTTCGCTGACGCAGCTGTTATAGTATTTTGAACTGCTTTATTTAATGCAGGGTTATTTGTTTTAAATTGAGTTGTATTAATTGAAGTCACACCAAATTTTTTAATAAGATTTGTTTTCTTCTTAAATATTGTTTGTTTAAACGCAGCTAATCCAGTTGCTATGTCAACTGCAGATACCATAGCAGGTTTAAAACCATTGAAAAACTCTTTACATGCAATTTTTATATTTGCGCCGCCATTTGTACTAAGTTCCTTATTAAGTAATGAAAAAAATTTTGTTTGTGCATCATATATAGATAAGAAATCCGCTTTTCTTCTTAGAATCAAAGCTGAAGTAATATCAATGTCCCTATTTTGTTCTACAAGGTTAATTGCAGCCTCTATAGTTATTATCTCTTGTTTAGATGAAGATGTAGTTAATATCATACTGTCACCTGCTATACCGTTAAGTTTACTACCAAAATGTACTGCATAAATCATTAATTGATCACTTCTCTTTTCTGTAAGGAGAGCAAGTTGCTCGCCGAGCTGCTGCTTATTTTCTGGTTTAAGTTTAGGATCAACAAACTCACCCCACTTCATTAATAATTTTGAAGGGAGTGCGAGGGTATTTGATTGACTTGCAGTAGGAGGAGCAGCAGCGGGCTTAGCAGCAGCGGGCTCAGAAGCAGGAGGAGCAGGAGGAGCAGCAACAGGAGCAGGAGGGATGCCTAGTGCCTTTTTAATTTTATCAAGGCGAGAAGGATTCGAACCCAAATGTCCTAAGTATTCAAAAACCTCCGCCTTCGCCGCGACCCCACCTGCAAATAATGCTTGTAATTCAGGTATTAATACCTCGTCTGTTTTTGCATTCATCGCATCTATCTGAGCTTGATCAAGTTCGCCACCGCGCATAACAACATCTTCTTCTGTCTTAAATTCTGCTGTTGTATATTTATTATAACTTTTTGAATTAGATCCGTCGCCACCTGATTGTTTAAAAACAAGTATTTTATCTAGAAAACGTCTAAACAAACTATCAGGTAAGACAGCACATACATCTTCTATATCGTTAGCAAGCATGTTATAGTATGGATTATTAATTAGCTGTATGATTTGTTCTCGAGTAAATTCTTTACTGTAAAATTCATACATTTCATTTGCTATAAGATCAAGAAATGTCTGAAGAACATTATCATCTGTATACAAATAAATTTCTTCAGGCGTCGGCAATGTAAATCCCATCATACGTAAAGTTGGTAAAACCATTGTGTATGCTTTTAAATTTCCAAGGTTAATACCAAGATGATTAGAATTTTCTGACATATTTCTATTTTATCAAGAGAATTTAATAACCGAACAATAATCCAGCGCGTCCGCCGTAAACTCTGAAAATATTGTATGTCTGTGCAAAAACATAGACATTGTATCGAGGCACAGCATTCGGATTAATTGATCCACGCAACGGTTTGAATCCAAGTTGTAATTCAAGTCGCTGAATCTTATCTAGATTAGCCTGACCACTCGGTAGAGATGGTGGAAATAGACCGTTCTGGACTCCAAATGATAAATTGTAATAGTACCTATGTAGCCACGGCGACTTTCTCTGCATCAGCGATGGTAGAATACTTCTAAAAAACGAGGGAGCTGCAGTATCATATCGTGTCAGTTTTCCTTCATATACGAGTCGCAGGGATTGTAGTGGCTCAGAATCGCGTGTAGAGAATGCCGGCGCGTAATCACCAGGCTTAAGGGCAGATAATCCTTCAGCGTCAGACCACCATGGGGCGACCAGTGCGCCCGCGCCACTCAAGTCCCGTGTGGCTAAGAATGGCGCATTATAAGCAACAGCCTCAAGTCTCTGCGCATACATGTACAAATCCCGTGTAGGATTCGGTACACGCAGAAGAGCCATCATTGTGGCTTGACCAAGTGAATCAAACGGATCAAATGAATAATGCTGGATAACAGGGTACTGGAAATCAGAGATACGAAACCGATTAGCCTCAACTTTATCCAAATATATATATTCCGCCATGACGTATGTATCACCAATTGCGAAAGTAGTAGGCATAAGAAGATTAGGTATTACAGAAGCAAGAACAGATTCGCCAGGATTTCCATTAAGCCCGTAGACGAGTTTACCTGCAGGATCTGTCTTGTAGAAGGGACTACCAGATAAAGGATAATAGGCTGATCCTGCCACCGAGACAGCAGGATCAAATGCCTGTTGCGCAGATGACACATAGAGCGACGCCAAAGGAGCAAACGTAACCTTCAAGCGAATAAGGTCCGCGCTGATCGCATCAACAGGTAAAACAGTGCCCGGATCACCATTTGCAAACCAAAAAGGAAGAGGTGTAACAACCTCTGTCGGTGTACCTACAACCGACCCAAAACTCGAAACACTAAATCCATTATCTTTCCGGCACAACAGAGTATTTACAGCTGTAACTTTCTCGAACGGAGTTCCAAATTCATCGAGAACTTCTAAGAGACGTCCGTTCAATGTTTCGACAGTAGAACCCCCAATCTCAACTGTAGCTTCAGCCAATAAGGCGTGACCGAGACTGTTTGTCCAGCCAAAGGTCGGACCGAGGAATCCCGGTGTCAAAGCCGCCGTAGCCTGTACAGTGGCAATATCCGGCATGGTAGTCACCAGGTAAAGTCGTGACAAGAGTTGCCCTTGCCTTGGTAAACTAAGTGTCGCCGAAGACCCAAACGTTGGACGTGTATCAAAATCCAGACGAACCCATGAAGTTGTAAAACGCCCCGCTTTTACAAAGGCTTTTTTGAAGAAAGAAAGAGCGGGTTGTCCCCGCAAAGGTAAAAGTCGTTCATCTTGGATGCCCGTATGAACGATTTTTAAAAGAGCTGCCACCATACTATTCTATTGTTTGTACCTTTAGTCCTCGAACATACGATTTGCTATACTATTCTGGAAACGGAGCCAATTCAAACCGAGGCAAAAGACTTTGACTTCCCATTCGCCTCCGTAGGATCCCCCGGGTGGTTGAACATCCAGAATGAGCCGCAGGCTCTGGAGACGGCTGGCATTTATGGAACCCGAAGGTTGGTGAAGTTCGGCGGGGCGGCGCGCAAAAGAGTAGCCGTAGATAAATGAATTAAACGCAGTGTATCCGCCCCGATGGCTACCCGCAATTTGTTGTCTAAAATACTGTTCCTCGGCGCCAATCACATCAATGCCATCTGCCTGAATTTTTGCATAAGTCATTAATCCGGAGAGAGGATTGTATACAGAATCGTATTCGCGTTCCAAGACTGCTGAGTAATTTGTCCATTCGTTGTTCAGTGATACTTCCTTCCGCCGAACGAACCAAATGATCTCTTCGATGGGATGATTGGCTTCGAGGGGTAGCTGTACACGAATCGTGGAATCAGAACCTGTTTTGACAACCGCGTATTTCAGCGGTTCACTGAAAGAGAATGTCTGTACTTCGCGGTGCATGATCTCGAAAGGTCGTCTGTACATGGCTTCACGAACTTGCCCATCTAGAATGGCGCCGTAGGTGACCAGCCGGACACTTTCAAACATAGGTTCAGACGGTGCCGCAATAATATCTACAGTTTTGTCGAAGGGATATGATCGGTCGTAGACTGACACGGTTTGCCCGACAGGCACAGATGTACAGGAATCGCGGTACCCCCTAGCTTGTCTCAAAACTTCAGCTAATGGCTTGAACGTGATATGTATGCGCACAGAGCCATCTCTACATGCCAAAAGAGGTAAGTATTCCTTGAGTCGCGTCCGCATAAAATAAAAGACAAGTGGACAGTGGATATAACCATCCTCTGTTGGAAACACTCGTGTAGGCGACCATGCTTTGAGTGAATCGATCGATGTTGAGCCGAGTCCGTCTACTGCCATGCCGATTTGCGTATTCAGATCCGGATATAGACGAGAAACGACATTAATGAAGTCGCCGTCAATCTCTTCAATCGTATCACCGTCAATTTCGAGTTCCGCTTTCTGAATAAGAGCAGTTCCGATAGAATTTGCGTAAAACCATGCCGTCGTCGGGTCAACATATTCGTACAGTCCTGAGCTAAGTTGTAATTGCGTCGTTAAATTCAGCCAATGTGCGAGCTTTATCTGGAGAAATGCAGCATGTACAAGATCACCTGATGTCTGTGTTTTGAGGTCAAAAGAGATACGCTGACCGAAAGAGGCGGGACCACGATAGGGAAACTCTTGTATACAAGGTACAAAAGGTGTATAGCGTTTCTTGGCGCTGCGCGTAAACCAGGACACGACAGGATCTACAGGAGAAAAAAAGGAATCTTGGTCATCACGATCGGTGAGGTCCAAGAGTGTTGTTATATCGCCGCGAGGTCTATTCATCTTTATTGCTTTTTACTATGGAGAGATTCTTTATACTATCTAAGGAGTGTGCCAAGAGTTCATCATATTGGGTGTAATCCACAGATAGAAATATCCTGGCTGAGGGAGATCACTCATCTTTGTTGTCATATCTGAGTACATGAGTGCCTTTGTCTTCCCGATTTCTACTTCGTAAATATAACGAACAGTGATTTGTTTGAAATCATACTTGTACTTTGTACTGAGTTGATCAATGAGAGTTTCAATTGTATTATTTGTGTCGTTGAGTTCAAAAGTTTCCTTCTTATAAGGAAATCCTGGGAAGAAAGAGTGTGCTACCTGAACATTCATTTTTGCTTGCGAGTATGTTTCGCCTCGCGCCCGTGCCGATTCAATTTTTTTCTATATGTCTTTCTTGTACCACCAATCGCAGTCCAAGGCGTAATACCTTGACCGCGATTAGAAAGTTGACGAGCTAACAGGGGTTTACCAAATTTTTTTTCAACTGCTTGCATCTGTGAAGTAGAACCTACATTCATATCGTTTCTCCATTTGGAATTACCCTTTATAAGAAAACTTCTACAATGTTGAAAAATAATGAGTATGGGTCCTGGACCCGCCGCGAGCCGAATCCAATCAACACATGATTTCGCTTGAATAGGTTTGTTAAATAAATCACTTATTTTTAGCTTACCGAAATTTTCTTTTGTTAAAATTTCTTTAGTACCAGGAATTGGAAGTATATTCCAAACAGTATAATTTTCTATCTTTTGTATCTGATTATTTACACCTGTGTGTATATTTGTACTACTACACTTTGTATTTTTAATTTGTTCCAAGAAGTCATTTTTTGTTTCTTCAGTTATATTTGTAACGCAATTATTATAATTACTTCTTATTTCATCAAAAGTATATGTATCAAAGAGGGTTTTTATTAAAACAGGATCATCATCTGAGATAATAGGAAATCTAGTTTTTAAATCTTGTAATCTCATGGCACCACTTGGTTTCCAGTCTCTACCGCATTTATATATATCATTTTTTATTTTAGTCCAATTAGGGTCAGCACTATCTGCTGTAAACACATTAATCTTATTATCTGGCGCCGAAAATAAATAATAATTATCTTCTTTATTTACTTGAGTACGCGATGAGGGATGTTTAGGACCATGGGTGCGAAATCTTTCGGTTTCTATTTGCTTATTAAGATTAAATGAAGATATTTCATATGCCATATCAAAAAGCATTCTTGCCATACCATTAGGATCAATCATGTAACTATTCGCAAACAATGTTCTACCCAAATTGCGTATATCATGTTTATATTCCTCTATATGATTTGTAATATTAGGAATTTTAAAACCAGCCTCAAGCAAAGGATAAAATACGCTTACAGAGACTGGAGTGGCAGCCAGTGACACAGGCATTGTATTGGCTGTGAATGTATCTGTTGGAATATCATACCGTTGGAAACGTTGTTCAGCCCTTTCAATATTTCGTGAAGTTCCTTTTGTCAGTTCCCCAGAATGACCATATACAATAAAAATACGATCCTTAGGGAAATTATCTTGTATCGGTACATTTGAAAGTGAATTCATCTTACAGTATGCTCGTTTTTAGTTACCGAACTTCAGACCACCGCGTCCATCTGATACAGAGAAGACCGCCCATGTCTCTATGATGACGCGAAGCTCGGAACGCTTCGTTCCATTTACAATATCTGTCAGTTGCATAAAAAGAGTAGGTTTATCTGCCGTAGAGAAATTAATGGTGCCATCAGGTTGCCTATTATAAGAAGGTGCGCGCACACCTTTTTTTTCACCGTAGCCGAAATTGATGGTAGCGATACGCATACCTGAGTCGCGTTCCTCTTTTGCGTGATTATCGAGATTATTCCAGATGAGTGAGTCCCAGAATTGTGTACGATCCCGTCCAGCAATAAGCAATTTCATTCCAGAATAATACTCGCCAGTTGTGGAATCGGACTGGAGTTTCCACATTCGATTCGCTCTGAGATCTGCCCACGACCGAAACGCAAGTATAATGCGGGAACAAGGATGCGTCGCATCGAGAACACGTGTCAGAAAAGGAGTAGCAGCTGCATAATCCAAAGGACCCTGAGCAAATACATTCTCGTATATGCGTTCGAAAGGAATGTCGAGGGATGATGCCCGAAGCCCAAGGCGCGTATCCTCGTTTGTATAGATGTGTCTCGTTTCAAGATAAATAGTAGGTGCACCGATCTTTAATCGGTCGAGTGTCGCGAAGGCAGTAAAGTCGCCTCCTCTTTGAGTCTGTAAGCGCATGCTAGAGCCCCAAGGAGCTGGTTTTTCTCGTCCGTCACTCGCCTCAACAAGATCTTCCAATTTCCGCAAATACACGCGTACTTTGTATTGCTGATTTGGTAAACAGAGTGACGGAAATCCACCTTCTTCTAAACTTTGGCATCCGATGAGAGGTATTTGCAGCCGAAGACGACTAGGTGTCGCATTGCGACCGATTGACAGCGCAGACCCGTCATGTATCCCTGTAAGTGTATTTTCTAGAAAGGCGGAGTTCAGAGAGCCGCGAGACCGACTCTGAATCCACAGTGAATCGCCGCTGAATTCCTGGAGCAAAATATTGTCCTGGAGAATCTGAATTTTCTCGAACAAGAAGTATCCGATTCCGCTCGTATATCCATAGGATACGCCATTATTATCTTGAACGACGCCCTTTTCATTCGCTGCAATATAATTAGGCGGCAGCCACGACGGTAAATCAATAACAAGTGTAGGAGATACAATAAAATCGCCGGCGACCTCCAATTGAAACTCAGAGGAACGCCCGAAGTCTACCGAGTTGAGAGGCGGCAATCGCCTGAGCTCATGAATAACTGGCGCCGTAGGTCCATAGCGGTTATCAAAAAGGCTTTGAGCTTCAAGAGAGTCTTCTTGAAAATATACATCTTTATTTCCTCGTGATACGAGCTCATAAAGAGATCCATCTAGATTTAGATTCATCCTTCTTAAACATGGTCATTAATTTATCCTGGTAAGCCCGAACAGGTAAAATTGAAATGAGTATCAAACATATAGCCGTATATCAGTAATAACTATGTCTACACTACAGTCACTTCTGCAGCAGGGTTTTGCTGGTCTTAAGTATGAAAGGCGCGTCCTAGAGAATGAGATCGGTATTTTCGAGACGTTTCCGCTTGACAATAAACTCTGGATTTCGTTTCGTCTGACGGAGGCGGGTGCCTCATTAAAAAGTGTTCTGGAGAAGGAGTACGTCGCGGCGATTTCTCTAACGGGGGCGCCAATGGACACGCATTTCTACGAAGGAAAGGTTCACAGCTTTCTCTCGATGAAGCAACCTGTGCGCTACATTGTAATGAATCGTCCTATAGTTTTAGCAACTACATGAATTTGTACATGAGCTACAGTAGAGTTTGCCTTGAAAGAGAAGTTGTTTCTCTACATAATTGGGAAAGTTCAGTGTTATACCTGTTGACGCCGGTATAATGGCACCGCACGTGCTAATATTTACAGTGGGTGCCGTTACAACAAGTTTCTCTTTGTAAAATCTATACTGAGCCTGTGATTGAAGCTTCTTAATGATTTCACTTGCGTCCATTCTGTCTTTTCCTTATATTTTTTCTAAGAAAGAATGTGTGGAATCTGGATGCTCATAGGCAACCGTCTGGAATTATTTACACCAGAGAAGGGACTTGATGAACTAACGGCTCGTGGTCCGGAAGGTACACGGCTCTTGGATATTAATGGTTTAGCAAAAATGGGATTTACACGACTCGCAATCAATGGTCTGAATCCGTTGGGCATGCAACCTTGGTCATCATATGGTGTTCACTGGATGTGTAATGGTGAAATTTACAACTCTGATGCACTTAAGGAAGAGCATGAAATTATTACAGTATCGGGAAGTGACTGTGAAGTGATTGGTCATCTTTACAAAAAGTACGCCGATAATCTGAAGTCATTTTTTCGATCATTTGATGGCGTCTTTGCCTTAGCGATTGTTGACGAGAAACGCGATCGTGTCATTGTGGCGCGTGACCCGTACGGCGTTAGACCATTATATATGGGAGTTGTGAATGATTTATCGGGAAATATTTACACACGCATCTTTGCCAGTGAAATAAAGGCTCTTTATCCTTACTGTAATACAATATCTCCTATTATACCTGGAACGTATCATGTATTCAGTTTAAAAGATGCTACACGATTATACAACGAACAGTATCATTCGATAGGATGGTTAAAGAATCCGATGTTTACACCGGCGCATCCGAGTGGTCTTGAGATGGCATGTGCCGCTCTTCGTTTCTCTTTAGAGGAAGCTGTCAAGAAGCGCTTAATGACGGAGAGACCGGTCGCTGCGCTTTTATCGGGTGGTGTAGATAGTAGTTTAATTGCGTCTCTGGTTGCGAGGCACTTGAGGGAGCTTGGAAAGCCGCCACTCAAGACATTCTGTATTGGAATGCCTGGATCGACGGATATGAAGTTTGCCAAAGAAGTTGCAAAGTGGATAGGGTCGGATCATACAGAGGTTCTTTTAACACCGGATGACTTCTTTAATGTCATACCCAATGTTATTCAAGACATTGAGTCGTATGATACGACAACCGTCAGAGCCAGTGTTGGCAATTGGCTTATCTCAAGAGAAATCAAGAAACAGACTGAGTGCAAAGTCGTGTTTAATGGTGACGGATCGGATGAAATCTTTGGTTCGTATCTCTATTTTTTTAGGGCGCCGACTGACAGGGAGTTTGAAGAAGAATCGGAACGACTCTTGAAGGATATACATATGTTTGATGTGTTGCGATCAGATCGCAGTATTAGTAGCCATGGCTTGGAGCCGAGAACACCGTTTTTGGATCGGCAGTTCGTCGCTGTGGCGCGATCAATTGCGACGGAGTGGAGGCGACCGACGAAACAAAGGTGCGAGAAATGGATCTTACGCCGCGCTTTTGACGACGGTGTAACACTCCCCCCCTCAGTTCTGTGGCGGAAGAAGGAGGCATTTAGCGATGGTGTGTCCAGCACAGAGAAATCGTGGTTCGAAGAGATACAGGAGCGCGTAGAAAATCTTGTACCGAATAACTGGAAAGAGAGAGCGGCATTAGAATGGCGGGCGCCACAACCGACAACAAAAGAGCAATATTTTTACAGAAACATCTATTACACGTGGTATGGAAAACAGTACGAGAAGACGAATGTTCCGTATTTTTGGATGCCTAAATGGAGCCCAGGGACTACAGATCCGAGCGCTAGACTTTTATAAAAACTCAGTATAATAGAATGGGATCAAAGGTTTCAAAGACTATAAAGAACAGTGTAAAAAGCGTTTTTCGTTCTTCGCGGCGACCGAATTCATTTTGGGCATCGAGAAAAGTGAAAAACGCAGGAAAGTTTGTACATTCACTAAATAATGTAAATCCGAGTCAATTGCGCATTAAAATTCCAAATCGATTATCCTCTCTCACACTCAGAAAAGATAAACGCGCTGCTGCGGCAAAGGTGCGGGCAGCTGTGATACGCAGCATAACGCGGAAAAATTGAAAACCCGTACTTTCCAAGACAAAAGAAATGTCCGGCTGGAATATAGAATGCAGATCTTTGTGAAGACCCTTACTGGCAAGACCATCACGCTCGACGTCGAGCCGTCAGACTCAATTGAGAACATCAAGCAGAAGATCCAGGACAAGGAGGGCATCCCGCCGGATCAGCAGCGCCTCATTTTTGCGGGCAAGCAGCTGGAGGACGGTAAGACACTTGCTGACTACAATATCCAGAAGGAGTCGACACTCCACTTGGTTTTAAGACTCCGCGGTGGTGTTTAGATACACACAATAAAAATGATCTGTTTTTACTGAAATTCAGCCAAAACAGATAGATTAGGAAATTGAAAAAAATCCAAAAAATTGAACGGCGGCGCCGCCTAACTTTCATCATACCAAACTACTATATACAAAATGCAGATTTTCATCAAGACTCTTACGGGTAAGACGATCACGCTGGATGTTGAGCCGAGCGACAGCATTGAGAATGTTAAGCAGAAGGTTCAGGACAAGGAGGGCATCCCGCCTGATCAGCAGCGTCTGATCTTCGCAGGCAAGCAGCTCGAGGATGGTAAGACCCTTGCGGACTACAATATTCAGAAGGAGTCTACACTCCATCTGGTCTTGCGTCTCCGTGGCGGCGGCATGCAGATTTTCGTCAAGACCCTCACGGGTAAGACGATCACGGTAGATGTTGAGCCGAGCGACAGCATCGAGAACGTCAAGCAGAAGATCCAGGACAAGGAGGGCATCCCGCCTGATCAGCAGCGCTTGATCTTCGCGGGCAAGCAGCTCGAGGATGGTAAGACCCTTGCGGACTACAATATTCAGAAGGAGTCTACACTCCATCT